TAGAGAATGGAACTCCAACACAAAGAGTTCTGCCAATGTCGAAGGTTATTAAGCAACCTGAGGATGTATTTACTTCCGAAGATGCTTCCAAACCAACAACCTTCACATTTGAAGCACCACTCTTCCTCCCATTCAGACAAGAACATGCTATTGTTCTGACATCAGATTCTGATCAGTACAAGGTATTCATTTCTATTCTTGGTCAAGACGCTATCGATGCTGCTCACGTTGGAGAGAAGATTTCCGAGCAACCATATATTGGTGTTCTGTTCAAATCTCAGAACGCTTCTACATGGACACCTTCTCAGTTTGAAGATCTTATGTTTAAGATCTACAGAGCAGAATTTACAATCCCAACAACATCTGCTCCTTCTAGATTAATTCTTGAGAACGCACAACTTGGCGAAGGTAATGGTGGATACATTAACCTTGCTCCAAATGCGATGCAATTCACCTCTGGAAGCGACGAGATCAGGGTTTTCCACAGCAACCATGGTATGCAGTCGGCACTGAATTATGTTGAGGTTAGTGGCGTTATTTCTGAGGTACAAGATACTGCAATCAACATGGGATCTGGATTAACTTCCACAGGAAGTCAGATTACAGTTGATGATGCATCCAACTTCCACACAACCATTGGTGGTTCTGCTGTAAGTAGTTCCAACCCAGGATTCTTGAGAGTTCTCGGTGAAGAAGAAGATGGAAGTGGAGATGAGTTGATTGCATATGAGGCAATCAATGGCAACGTAATTGATATTCTCGGACATGGTGCATCTACTGTAACGGGTAGAAATTATGTTGATGGTGGTGGATCTGCAACTGGTAAAGTTCATGCAGACAATTCTGTAGTTCAGTGCTACAACGTTGCAGGTATTCCACTGACACTGATCAACACCACTCACAGTTCTACAACTGGTGGTGTCATCACTCTCAACAGCCCCCACAGTTACAAACTGAAGATCAATAATAAAAATGCTGGTAAGTCCATCAATGCTGGTGGAGCTGCTATCACTATTTCCCAGAATGTTCCTTGGGACGTTCTCACTCCACAGATTCAATCCCAAGTACAACCAGATACCGAGATTGTCGCTAGAGTTCTTGGAACCAGTGGAACATCTTGTGGACCATTCCCACAAGGAGCTACTGCAGAAACTTCATTTGTCAAGGATACCACTTACAGCGATATCACATTAGGTGAAGAGAATTACTTCCCAGCAACTAAATTGATTGCTTCTCAGATCAATGAAGTCAACAGAATGAATAGCGTCAAGTCTTTCACAATGGAACTTGATTTCAATTCAGAGAAAACACACCTTTCTCCAGTTGTTGATTTAGAGAAGGCAGCGATCATTACTACCGCCAATGTTTATAACAATGCAACTCCATCTGAGCAAATTGGCGGAGAGTGCGTTGCCAACTACATCACCAAGGTCGCTAGACTTGACAAGAGTGCAAGTGGTCTCAAGGTAATGCTTGCTGCTAACACATGGACAAGTTCTACCATCAAGGTAATGTACAAACTTGTTCCTGTTGGTTATGCTGGAAGTCTCGATGATCTTGACTTTGCATTCTTCAACACTGATGGCAAACCAGACAGTGGTGTAATCAATCCACAAAATGATCTGTTCACCTTTACAGATTATGAATATTCGATTGATGATGTAGAGGAGTTCGATGCGTTCCAGATCAAGATCTCGCTGGTTGGTTATCAGCAACCATATATACCAAGAGTTAAGGACCTTAGAGGTATCGCACTGGCATAATGAAGAATGAAGATATTGAACTGATTCCTGTCGAGGGTCATAACGCCCTCGGCAGAGATCCAAATTCTAATGCAATTGTAAATACAGATTCTACTGGTTATGATGCATACATCAGAGCTAGGGACAAAGCAAAGGAAAAAGATCAAGAACTGACTGAATTAAAAGCAGAATTGGATGAGATAAAATCTCTGTTAAAGTCTTTAGTTCAGGAACGAGATAAATAGAGTTGAGCTAAATAATATAAGGAATTCTTTAGAGAATGGCTTCTGCTGTATCCAACCTATTGATCTACCAAGGCGCAGATTTCAATATCGATTTCACTGTTGAAAACGATAATGGAACTCCGTTTAATCTGAGTGATTATACTGTGGCTTGCAAAATTAAGAAGCACTACACAAGTTCTTCTTTTACCACAGTAACTGCAGCAGTCTTATCTCCAGCAACTGCTGGAGCAATTCAACTATCTCTGGGGAATGCTGTTACTGCCAATATGAAGGCAGGCAGATATGTTTATGACGTTGTTATTACTTCTACATCTGGTATTAAATCTAGAGTGTTAGAGGGAACTGTAAGCGTTCTGGAGGGAGTAACAATCTAATGGCAAGACTTAGATTTGGAGATCAATCAGTCCCAAGAGTAACGAGAGTTGCCACTGGAGGTGGCGGCGGATCGATTGGTGGATTGACTGATATCGACCTTACAGATGTATCGCAAGGTGGACTTGCTGACGGATCAGTTCTTGTCTACGATAATGCGAACAGCAAATTTGTACCAACAAACGTTTTAAATAACATCACTATCAACGGGGGTAGCTTCTGATGGCGTCATCCATCCTTATTAAAAGAAGTACGGGCACAGTAGCGCCAGGTACTATTACATACGGCGAATTAGCCGCAACTCAAAGTGGCACTGGTACTCAGGCAAACCAGGGTGACCGTCTATTCCTCGGTGACAACAATGGTGCTGCTCAGGTAGTTGGTGGTAGATACTTTACGGACATGATGGATCATGTCCATGGTACTCTCACCGCAGATTCCGTTGCCATCCTGGACAGCAATTCAAAGATCGATCTTTGGAAAGTTGATGACATTCAACTTGATGCAAATGTCATCACTACTAGCACCACTGATGCTGATCTTATTTTCCGTGCCAATGGCGTAGGTAAACTTGTCATCGAAGATGGACAAGAACTTGAGTTTGGTACATCTGGAGATGTTGAGTTTGTCTTTACCGATGCAGACAGCGCATTAGACATCAAGCGTGCAGCAGGAACCCCCGACCTGCGTGTCGCTGATGACATGCGTATCTACTTCGGTAGCGACAAAGATGGTGGTATTCGTTACGACGAAACAACTCTTGATAAAGTAAGAGTTGATGGTGCAGACTGGGAGTTTGACAATGGAGTGGCAGTCAAGTTATCTGACACTACAGCTTCCACCAACTCCACCACAGGTGCTTTCACCGTTGTTGGTGGTGTCGGTGTTGCAGGTCAAGTTTCCGCAGGATCACTCCTTGTCGAAGGTGATACTACCATTGGTGATGCAACTGGAGATTCTCTGACAGTTGAATCTACAACAGTCTTCAATGGTCCTGTTACCTTTAATAGTCAGCAGACAATCAACGCCACTATCAACCAGACGGGTCAATTCAATCTTGACCAACTGAGAATGGATGGTAATGTTCTCTCTACCACTTCTGGTACTGAGATGATCATTGACCCATTCCCCGCTGGTGGAGATGCCGCTGGTCTGGTCATCATCAAGGGTGACCTCCAAATTGATGGTACAACCACAACTGTTAACTCGGCAAACATGTCGGTTAACGATCCCACTATTGAACTGGGAGATCCAACTGCAGTTAGAACTGTAAAGGCAGATGCTTTGACTGGTGCTACCTCTCTGACACTTGATACCATTGCCAATATTTCTGTTGGTGATGCTGTTAGTGGAACTGGTATCGCTGGTGGAACAACTGTTTCTAGCTTCCCAGGCGGAAACGTAATCGCTTTAAATAATGCCATTACTGCCGATATTGATGATGGAGATTCCATCACAATCGTTAGAGCTGGTACTGACGCACTTGATCGTGGTGTCAAGGTTCACTATGATGGTCAGTTTGGTTTCTTCGGTTACGATCGCACTGGTGGTGCCGATGGTAATGGTGCTTGGACTTTCATTGAAGATGCAACTGATACCAACACTGTATTCGGTGTAAATGGTAACCGTGGTACTGTAGTTCTGGGTGATCTGGAACTTGATACCGATCTGGAAGTCCAATATGGTGGTACTGGTGGATCTTCTTGGACCACAAATGGTATTATCTACGGTAATGCTGCTGGAGCACTTCAAGTAACTGCTGCAGCAAATATGGCGACCCCTGGAACAGGAAATGATGTTACAACTTCTTACCAGATCCTCACCGTTACCGCTGCTGGTGTTCCTGTTTGGACAAATACTATTGATGGCGGCACATTCTGATTTTTAACTTATGAACGTACAAATTGTTATTGCAACATTACAGAAAAAAATTTCTGATTTGACCCTGACAAATGTAATGCTGGAAGCACAAATTTCCGATTTGCAAAGTCAGTTAAATAGTATCAAGGAAAAACAATCTACTGAGAATGCTATAAATGGCAGCGGAACCTACGAGAATCAAACTCAAAAGATCGACGACGGCGACAGTAGTCCCGACGACTTCTAACCTAGTTGATGGTGAAGTTGCGGTAAATATTGTCGATCGAAAGATCTATGTAAACAACAATGGAACGATTGTTGAGGTTGCTAACCAGAAACCCAATACGGGTGAGGTAACAACATCGATGCTTGCGACCGACATCACAAACGGTCCAGGTAATACTTATTATGTTGCTACTGTAGGCACAAACTCAAACACTCTCGGTAGTGGTGGAGCAAATGGTAAACATCCAGACACTCCATTCCTAACGGTTGCTAAGGCACTCAGCGTTGCTACTGCTGGTGATACGATTAATATTGCTGCTGGTACATATCAAGAAGTATTCCCATTAACGGTTCCTGATGGGGTTACTCTTCGTGGTGCCAACTTAAGATCTACTCAAATCACCCCAACCCCAGCAACCAACGATCTTAACGCATTCATTCTTCAAGGGGATTGCCATGTCTCCGATTTGACAGTCAAAGATTTCTTCTACAACTCTGGCAACGACACAGGTTACGGTTTCGTCTGTGCTTCCAGTCTCGATTCTG